TTGCTACTAATGTTTATCATGCATTAAATACTTATAAAAGATTTCCATCTTTAGTTTCTTATAGTGGATCATCTACTGTAGTTAAAGATGCTAGAGGTGCAGGTTCATTTAGGGATAACTCTAATACAGTTTATAATTTTGTGGCTACTAAAGATACTATATACAGTTTATCTTCAGGTTCATTTACAGATTTAGGTGCTGGTGGAAAATTATTAAATAATTCTTATGCTACTTGCACAATTACAGTTTCTGATTACGCAAATATTGGTGCTTCTAAAACTATTACTTTAACTAAAAATGATGGAACGACTGTTGTATTTACTTCAGTTACAGGAAGTCCATCTACAAACCAATTTCAAGTACAAACAAATAATAATACTACTGCTACAAATTTAAAAAATACTATCAATAGTCATGCTGATTTTTCAGCAACAGTATCATCAGCAGTAGTTACAGTTACAAGAGCTGCTGTTGGCAGAGATAATTTAACTAATGTTTCATCTGATACAGCAAGATTAACGACTACAGATTTTACTGGTGGAACACCTTTAACTGGAGATACTACTGATTTTTGCACATTTACACAATTTGGTGAATATGTAATTTTTAGTAATGGTGTTGACCAACCTCAATATTATTTAATGGGAACGTCTAGTGTG